GCTAGTGCAAGTGACTTTGGATTATCATTCTGGGATGGCTCATCATGGAGTGAAACATAATGAAACTACAAGAAAAAGACATTACACCAAAGTATGTAAATGATAAATTAGAAAGTATGATGCATGCAGTATTCGACAGTTTAATGCAGGCAGAAGAAAGACTAAAAAGTATGGAACAACAACTATTTGAGTTAAAGCAAAATGGCAGCACCAAAACCAAGTAAGTTAGTTCCTTTATCAAAAGATGAAGAGCTAGGAAATATTCCTACTCATTTTATGAAATCTGGCTCGTCTTTAAGACCAAAAAAAGACTTGACTGATTTACAGAAATTTAAACGCAGATTACTTCCTTCTCAAATAGAAGGTTTAGATGTAGAGTATGATGTTTGGTTTAATACCAATGAATTACATACTGTACGAAAATGGTTATATACAGATTTTTTAGGCAAAGGTATATACATGCGGGTAAATTCTATAAAAATAAATAATAAGTTATTTAGAAGTATTGCGTCCTCGGACATAAAAATAGATGAAGAACGCATAGAAAATATAAAAAATAATTTACAAAATAAATATGCGTTAGGCATAAATCAAGAGTATTATGACAATGTAATTTTTACTCCAGGAAGTAACCTGTTATGTAAAGACAAAGTTGTTCATTTTGGAAGAATGAAAGCTCTTGTGGATAAAGGTTATATAATAAAACCACATCCTATAACTGCACCAATATATATGGCAATTCTTAGAAAGCATTTTGGAAAAGAAAATGTTTTACATAAGAAAGCAGGAGGACTAGAATTATTACTTAACTGTAAAAATGTAGGCACAATGCAAAATAGTGAAATGGGACTAATTGCTTTACTACTAGGTAAAGGTTTAAGTTTAATTTCATATACTATGGAAGAAAGAGAAAAGAATTTATTAACTTACGAATCTTTTTACTATGCTTGTGCTGGTATTGGACAAAAGGCAATGTATAAATTACTGTCTGCTAAGAACTCAGGTATAATATTTGATTTTGATAAAGACGCAGACGAAAGATTAGAAAATTATGTAAATAATTTTTGGGAGTATAAAAAAGCAGATGATTGAATTAGTAATAGAATATAAAAAGACATGGAGTATGTTTACTCTTGCGTCTTTATTAGATAAAAACGAAGAATTTCGTTTGCATCTTTATGTTCGCGAAGCAGATTGGAAAGACGCTCCTATTGACTGGATTATTGATAACTTCCCAAATGTAAAAATTTATCAAGCATTTTGGACTACCAACTTTATTCCACGAGCTATATGCCATCTTCGTGAATTTTGGAAAAACAAAGGATTAAATAAAAGAATAGTAGTAGCTTCAGGAAACAGAGTATTTACTAGAAATAATTGGAAGAATGAAATACCAAATCCTGACTTCTTTCAAAATAAACTTTCTCATCTAAGTCATAAAAGAGTGTTTAGGAATCATCCTAAATTTGCTAGATTTTACAGATTACTTAATATACCTTATGATGCAGAAAACTGGAAACATGTAGACCCAGAGTTTTTTATTTTAAATTATGACCAATTAAAAAATGTAACATACAGAGATTTATTTTTTGGAGATAACAGATTTCCAAATGATATTGACCAACGAGTTTTACGAACAGGTGAAACATATTTCTTCCACCAACTTCTACAAAAAGAACACGCTTGGGTACCTCTTTATATGAATGGTAAAAATGATGTACTTATACAGGAAGACGCGATAGAAGCTAAAGACTTAATGGATTATAATGTAATGTTAAGAAAGTCTTGGAGTATAAATGTACAACATAAATGGTTGCACTTAGAATATTGGAAAACTCCTGTAGGTATTCAATTAGCAATACCTTGGGATTTATATACAAGACAAATTGAAAATATTCCTTTAGAATATAGAAACGCAAGAGCAAACGAAATACTATTAACGAAAGCAGAAAAGCAAAAACAACAATTTGGTAAACTATTAGAAACTGGATTTATATTAGGAAAGATCTAGTAAGCCTTCATCAAGGTCAGATAAAATTTTCCAATTTAATCTACCTTCTTCAAACCACCGCATAACAGTTTCTTTTTCCTTGCTGTTATGCGGATTTTTATATACGCTGTTTATAGGCATATGCCAACTTGCAGGATAATCTGTTCCTGTCATTACAGGTATTCTTTTAGAGAAAAAGTCAAAACCAATCAAAGTAATACTTTTACATTTGCATTTATTCAAGAAAAATAATATACCAAGAAATCCTGCACTTGGTCTATCTCCTTCAGGAACTCCATTCTTTGCCCCAACTTGTTCAAAAACTTTATATAGTTCTTCGTCTGTAAATAAATTCGTATACTCAAATGGTATTTTCTTTTTTACTTCTTTATTTAAGTGAATACGACAACGATTAAATAATTTATATGCTTTCGGAAAGAATGTATGATTTTCATGCGAAGCCACCCAGTTATCCAAATATCTGTTCTTTTACCAATTGCATCAAAGTTCCCCCAATCTGGTATACCTCTTCCAAATCGTACAACTGTATCAAAACTATCTATGTATTTTCCATACTCATGTCGTAGAATCTCAACTGAGTTTCCCACAAGTACAATATTTTTATTTTCTGTTAGCGTCTGTAAAGTTGCATCCATATTGCTGTAAGCTCCGAGTCATCGTTTATATTTAGCCACGGTCCACCGTCTGTGTAGTGGAGGGCTTTTGGGTTTTTAAATTTGTAGTAATTTACCATGGCGTTATATTGTGCAGGAAGTTCTCCTATGCTTTCTGCCCATCTCAACTCATGCAATGCACCCGCTGGGGCTTGGTTTACATAATCAACTGTAAGTTTTTTACATTTAGAATTATTAAAAAGCATAAGACTTGACCAGTATTTTCTAGGATAACCATGGTTTTTCTTGTTTTTCATTTTCTTAGGTTTGACGAGAAAACTAGGATGTTTTACCACATGAACTGTATGTTCATCGGAAAAATAATCCATAACTTCTTCAGGGTCACAAAGCCATAAGAAATCTCCATCACAAAAGAGAGCAGTCCCTTCGAAGTCACAGAGATGTGGTATTAAAAAACGAGTAAAGGCAAATTCCGTACTCTCCCCCTGATATGGCCGAGTGTAATCGGATATTTCCGATTTTTTGAGTGGTATGATTTCATGATTGGAATTGTAACGGACTATGCTTTTTCTACATACCTCAAACATTTCAGGATAGTCAGTTTCATAACCTATAAATATTTTCATCGAATTTTATTATTGTAGTCAGTAATATGATTTAAAATTGACATTCCTCCAGTCATTTTTATAAATGCTTTTACATCTTTTGGAAAACAATGTCCGCCCCATCCTCTTTCTTCTGTAACTTCTGTATGACTCTCACCTATGCGAGAATCTAATCCAGTTAGTTCTGCTACTTTTTCGTAATCTATATTAGACTTCTTACAGTAATCGTATATCTGATTAAAGAAAGAAACTTTGGTAGCAAGAAAACTATTCCTAGCGTATTTAGCAACTATTAATTCTTCTACTGTTGCTTCAACTACTTTTTTATTAAACATACTACCCCAGAATTTTACAAGACCTCCACCTATAAGTAACTCTTTTGCAACAAGTAAGTCTTGACTTGCTGTTTCTGCTCTAAGAAATTCAGGGCTATAACTTATAATTAAATCAGGAAAGTTAGCTTGTATAACTTCCCATGTACGCATATCTATTGTGCTTTTTATAAGAATAGGAACTTTAGGAGCTTCTTTTAGTACATTATAGATATTACTATAATCGCAGCTACCATCAGGCATTGATGGAGTATCAACACATATTATCAAACCATCTGTTTTAGCATCTACTTTTAAATCATTTATCTTTGGGTCTACTATTCGTAATGCACATTTCTTTGTAAAGAAATCTTTATGTGCATTACCTACTACACCCGCCCCAGCTATTGTTAATTTCATTCTATAATCCTAGGTGACGCTTCCATACCAGAAGCATTAAAATAAGGAAGA